AAGATACTACAAGATTTTGACCTACATGATTATAAATAAGATTAAAAATATCATTACCTGAATCTGGTTCAAACCCGTCGGCTACCGCATTTACAAAGTCTATATTTTCTTTATCATGAGGATACGTATCCAAATTGTATAATGGTTTTATATTAGGAACATCTTTATCATAGTCTACATCATTATTAAATATCACATTTGTGTACTCTTCGTATAGAGCTTCATTTTGACCGCCTTTTTGTTTTCGATTACCACCTTGTTGTTTGTTTTCATCATATGCAGATTGAAACGAAGCTGTACGAGCTACCAGTGGTACTACTGGAAGATTTGGAGCTAAAGGAGGAGGCGTTTGGTTACTAAGAATCGCACGTATTCTTCGTAATAATCTTCCTTTTGAATTGTCTTTATTTTCACAATCATCTGCTTCTTTTATATATCTTACAACTCTTATCATTTTTTCCATTATTTTGGCATATTGATTAAAATACCATGTTTGAAATGTTGAATTAATACCGGTCTCGTTAAATGGTCTTGTAAATAGCATTATATTATCACCATCACCAGATAAATAAGAGATTTCACCGTTTTCGACTTTTACAAGCTGACTTGAAGGAGTACCATTATACACATGAAATTGAACTGGATTAGGAAAAACAGAATCGTCCGTAGTTAAAATAGAACTATCATATTGATTGGTAGTATGTGCTCCAGTTTGAGGAGTTCCATACCAAGTGAAATAAAGTTTTGACAAGAAAGCTAGTATTCTCGCATTATTGACTTGTATGTTACATAAGTTTTCTAAAAGAATGTTTTCTTGATCTGGATTATTTGTTAAATGTAGAGTTTGGTTTGTTCCATATGGAATAGATAAAAATGAAAAATCATTTTTTACATAATTACAGTAATGATGTGCATATTCATATTCTGAATGTAGTAATCTTTCTTCAAGAATTGACACTTGTTCTCTTTGTCTTATATCTGAATCAACAATACCTGTAAGAACGGAAGCTAAATGAATAGGTATAACATGTTCACATACATTACTATCCATATATTCATTTACATGTTTAACAATTTTATTTTCTTTTATTACTCCGATAGGAAATCCACATAACCAGCACAAATCACCCTTATTGAAGGGTCCGATCATAGTTTGGCATTGAACTTCATTTGCTATAGTAGATATTTGTCCCCTAGGAACATTTGGAGTTATACTAGATGATAAAGATAAATTACGTGAGGGACCTGTTGCTATCATAAGATTTTGAGAAGCATTTTGAGCCTGTTGTTGTTGTTGTAGTTGATTGGGGTTTACATTACCAATAATGGTATAATTATTAGACTGATTGGATGATAATAATGATGATCGTGGTGATGATGATGATGATTGTGGTGGGAAACCTTTGTTGCTAGTTGCTTGATTTAACTGGCTTTCAGTAGCATAATTACCTAGGCGATCAGTCTGTTGTCTATTTCGTTGCGGTCTCATCATTTACTTACTACCTTAAAAATATTTAAAATGGATTTTTAGACATCAGGAAGTCATCACTGTATGATGGACGTCTATAATCCTTATAATCCCCACAACCGCTATTTCACCGAACGAGATATTCATGCGATTCTCCATAAACATGGGTTACCGCATTACCGTATACAGAATAAGAGAATCTTTCAAACCGCTATGGTTCATACGACATATGTTCGACGAACGGAATACACGACGCCCGATGGACGTCCTGCACAGCTAGTGCCGTGTCCTTCTGGTGTAATGCCCCTTCAAGATGAGTCCTATGAGTGCCTTGAGTTTGAAGGCGATTCTGTACTCGGAGTTTGTATAGCTACGTATCTACGAAATCGCTATCCCGAGAAGAAACAAGGATTCCTTACCGATGCACGTAAAGAGCTAGTCAACAATGAGCGAATAGGTGAACTATCCAAACTCATTGGACTAAACAAATTCTATGTGATTAGTCGCCACAATGAAGAATCCTCCAAGATTGATGGACGAAACAATACGAAAAAGTTAGGCGATATCTTTGAAGCCTTTCTAGGTGCCCTCTGGACCGACTGTGGAAACCGATTTCATATTGTGTATGCCTTCGTCATATCGGTTATTGAAAACTATGTAGACATTGATCAAGCGATTAACTCCGTAACCAACTACAAAGATGTCTTTCAAAAATATTGTCAAAAAGAGATGAACTGTACACCGACGTATGTCATGTTATCCAATGATACGAAAACCAATGAAATCCGTGTAGCTGTATGTGATGCCTCCGGAAATCATATAGCGTATGGTACATCGTCTACTCGAAAGAAAGCCGAACAAATGGCTTGCCAAGAGGCCCTAAAAAAGTACTCAGTAACTATTTCTTAAGAACTGTCGTGGTACAGATCGCATAAGCCGCCTGCTTCTTCGTGGAACCCTTACGTGCTTTCACGGTTTTTCGCACAGCTCGTACGCACCGGTCGAACTTTCGTCGCATGGTTTTTGTTTTTCGCATTTATTCGTATAGCACTCATAAAATATCCTTCTGTGATTAATAAAGAAATGGGTGGTGGTCTATTACAACTCGTCGCTTATGGTGCTCAAGATGCTTATTTAACGGGTAATCCCCATATTACGTTCTGGAAGATCTTATACAAACGTCACACGAACTTCGCTGTTGAAGCCTTCCGTGTTAACTTTACGGGTGCCCCGACCTATGGTCAACGTGTCGTCGCCGTGGTCAACCGAAATGCCGATTTAGTCTGGAAAACATACGTTGAAGTTGTTTTACCCGATATGGTTACAACTCCTAATCCGGATGTAACTTGGTCTTCCGGTGTACAACGTCGTTTAGGTTATGCTTTACTCCAACAAATTGAAGTAGAAATTGGTGGTCAAATCATCGATCGTCATTATGGTGAATGGTTATACTTATGGGAAACCTTAACGGCCGATTTCAATACGGCTTGGAAACTAGATAACTTAGTCGGTGGTAGCTTAGGTGGTCAATCAACTGGAGCTACAGCCTGTGCTGGTCGTCCGGATGTCTTATACATTCCCTTACAGTTCTGGTTCAATCGTAATCCTGGTTTAGCTTTACCGTTAATCGCTTTACAGTACCACGAAGTCCGCTTCAATATTACCTTAGGAAATACGACCGATTTAGTATCCAGAGGTTCTGGTACTATTACAGCTGCTGCAAATGCCTTACCTCCTCTAAAAGATATGGCTTTATACATTGATTATGTGTACCTCGATGTCGATGAACGTCGTCGTTTTGCCCAAGAATCGCATGAATACCTGATTGAACAATTACAATATGAAGGTCAACAACAAATCACAACTGCAAGTGCCCGTCTCGATTTAACGTTAAACCATCCCATCAAAGAACTCATTTGGGTATTCCAAGATGCGCGATACACGGACTGTACCTACGTAGGTCTAGTTGACGACCCGAATACATCTGCGAGTTCGGCTTATACGATGCCCTTCACGTACAATGATATTGTAAACCGTGCTCGTCTTCAAATCAATGGTCAAGACCGATTTGATGAACGTTATGGGGATTACTTCTGGAAAGTCCAACCTTACCAACATCATACTGCCGGTGGTGTAAACCCGAACTTCTCTATTCAAACGGCTCAAACATCTTCTGGATCGAATCCTGAACCGATTGTTCAAGGTCGTGTGAATCCTATTAACGTCTACTCCTTTGCGATTCGTCCGGAAGAACATCAACCGAGTGGTACCTGTAACTTCAGTCGTATCGATAATGCGACTTTAGTCTTTGATAGTAGAAAACCTGCTAGTGGTTTAGATGATGGTACTTATCCTTCGAAAGCCTATCCTTACAACTTCCGATTATACGCTGTCAACTACAACATCTTCCGTATTATGTCCGGTATGGGTGGTTTAGCGTATTCTAACTAAAGAAGATTACACGGATTCATATCATAAAAAAAGAAGAGATAGAATATAATGAAACTTTTAGTACTAATCATTTCAAGCAACAATAGTAATGTATATGAAAAACATCGAGATATTTGGAGATCCTATATGAAACGTTATACGGATATCGATTGTTTTTTTATTGAATATATGCCCTTTACAGCTATTCCATTTGTAATCAAGGATACTCTAAAAATGCGAGGTAAAGAAGACTATACTACAATTCTCGAAAAGACGGTAGATGCTATAA